ATAAAGTCCTGTGTGCTTGGCTGTAAACCGATTTAAAGCCGTATCAAATTCAGCAAGGTTGTCGGCTGTTTCAACGCTGAATGGTAACTTCGTCCAGACACCGCTTGCAACAGGTGCAACGGCTCCCATAGTTGCATAGACATAACTCCGGGCAGCTAATGTATTGTCGCCCCACGAATTAAGAACACCCGAGGATAGATTATTAATTTCACCGCCCGCTGATGTAGCGAACAATGTCGTACCAATGGGTACTACTCCATTAGTTCGAACAATAGCTGAATCGCTCACAACGCCTAGCGTGTTACCTGTACCGCTGCCGTTGATAATGATTACACTTGCGTTGACTTGCGCCCGCATACCCACCGTTCGATTAGAAACTAAACAGTTATTCCAATAGACATGCGGGGAAGACCACGCATTAAAACCGGCGTATCCGAAGGCAGCTACAACCGTCCGGCAATTATTGAATGATGTATTTTTTGCGGAAAAAGTAACGTCGAATGCTGTTCCGGCTGTTGTGCTGGCCGTAAACCCGTTTACATTGATAACTAGCGCGGTATTGAGAACCCCAATGCTATTCACAATGTAGTTGGCTGCCACTGTCTGATCGGATCCACCTGTGACAGCAATCGAACCCCTACCAATAAAACCAGCTATTGAAATTACTTCGGCATAAGTTCCGGCTGCCACGCTAACCGTGACGATATGGTTCACAACTTGCGGAATACGGGATAGGGCTTCCGTGACTGTAAGCAGCGCCGTTCCGGTTGTCAATCCATCATTGCTATTGTTACCGGTTGAGCTGACGTACATCGTGATATCCGCTGTTGTTACTTTCGGAGTTGTTCCGTTTATTTCCACGATGTTTTGACGCTCCGCCTCATAATCATAAGCCGTAAAATACCGGGCTGCTTTCGCGCCCAGGCTCCATGCTTTAGCGGTACCCTGAAAGCCTCGCGTTACCCCCGTCAGGTCATTTCCGCTTTTTCCTGTATACATAATCGTTTCGGCCGTCTCGTCTTTTCCGATTACGGCGATATTCGGCGCAGCCGGTACCTTGGATGCATCGAGAAGAGAGATAGTCGTTTGCACCGCATTGATCGCTGCGGAGAGCTCTGTTTCAGGGCTGTTCACAATAGCCGGATACATCGTTTGCATGTGTAAGCCCTCCTTAGCTCAGCGTGAGCACAAGCGAATTTGCCAACTGGTTATAGCGGTCACCCGAAAGAATGGTCCTAGCCGTATCGAGCGGACCATAATACAAGAGGTTCCCTCCGCTCGCCGCATCACGAATCCCAATATGGCTGACCGTTCCCCAATCCACTGTTGCCACGGGGAAAGGAAGATCCGCGCTGTTCTTGATCGTCTCTTTGCTGCTAATAATGGCCGGTGCGCCGAACGTGACGGCTTGGCGCACATAAGCGCCCCCGGTTACCTCTGTCCCGGTATCTGCTGCCGTCGGGTTGCTCGTATAGAGCGCGATGTAAACCGTCGCAGGCCGGGTGTACACGGTATTGCGAAAAACTTGATTCAGCAGAGCCACAGCTAAAAAATTGCTTACGTTCATCGATTGATCCCCCTACTCCAATTGATATTCGTTTGTGAGCGTAATTTCATTGATCGTCCCGATCCCCGTATTCGTTAATACAATAACGGGCTGCGTCCGGATGTCTCCAGTGGACTCGATCGTAATCAATGTAGGTGAAGCCGTGATTGTCGCTTCATAGACATTCTCCGGCCCGACGGAGTGAGGGTCGAATGCGACCAGCGGCAACGTAAATTTACCAAGCCCGGCAATCCGATCGATCCCGAGCGATCCGGAGTATCGAACGGTATACGTCCGTTCCGGGTGGACCTCAAAAACCAGCTCCAGCGGCCGAGGCTTTCCGTTAGCATCGACCAGCAGCCGGGCCAATAGTTCGGCGCGCGCCTGCAGCTCGCTAGACGTAGGCGCATTGAAGGCGCACTCCAAATCAAAGGAGCGTGAATCCAGATCAGCCCCGAAGTCCCACCCACCATTCCGACCAGGCACGATAACCGATCGGTCCCGTGTATTAGGGAGAATAGGACGTTTCGATCCGCGCAGCACCAGCATGCCGAGCTGCTGCGGCGTCTTCCCTCCCAATGTCTTCACAATGCCGCTCATTAGACCAACCCCATTCCCCTAGCATTTTGCGTAGCAAGTCCCCATAATTCCCGGGCAAATGCTTTCGCATTGGCTTCGTTCGGCAGGTTAATCGTTGCTCCGTCAAACATTCTTTCGAAATTGATCACCTGTGACGCTGTTGACGTGCTTGCCATTGCTGCAACTCTTGATCCGATCTGGGTAGCTGATCCGATTGCCGGCATAGCTGCAGCTGCCATGGCAGAAGCCTGCCGGCGGATGTTGGTCAAGGTATCTTGCATTCCGGAAACGAGCCCTTCACCTGCATAGCGACCGATTTCCATAGTCACCTGGGACGGCGATTTGACTTTCAAAACACCGCGAAGTGTCGTAGCAATCGAGTCGCCGATGTCGGACGCCTTCTGCTTCAGTTCATTCCACTTGGACTCTAACCCATCAATCAAACCCTTAATGATGTTTTCCCCGATATCTTTCAGGTTGATGGATTTAAAAAAGACCATGATCTCGTCCCATTTTTTTGAGATGCTACTCTTTATTTCGGAGAACTTTTCACCAATGGCGGTTCCCATTGCCTGAAATTTTTCGGATGCACCATCACGCATCAAGCCCAAAGATGTTTTTGTACTATCAACCGAGTCGTTCCACGTATCTTTGACCTCTTTAAGGAATTTGTTCTTGAATACGCTCCACTTCGTCAGGATTTCTCCTGTTCCCCAATCGATTTTCTCCGTCTGGCCATCGGCCTGCTGCTTGGCCTGTTCAACAACTTTATGATGCATGTCTTCGGCCGCCGCTACCGTCTCGTCTCGCTGCCTTTGTGCCTCCAAGATCAGTTTATCTGCCTGGTCCTTGGTGATGGTTTTAGATTCATCGCGCAATTTGATAATCTCAGCGATCGATTGGTCATACTGTTCTTCTGCAGATTGTACTGAACCGTCCCGCTGTTTGATGCTGTTTCGGACCACTTCGGCCGCCTGCTGTGCGGATAAATCGGATGCCTCTTTTTTCAGCTTTTCCAGGATTACCTTTTGCTGGGTCGCCCCGCCGCTTAAAATCTTGATCCCTTCGTCCGACATTTTCTGTTGGATCGTCGTAATCTCGTCGTATTCTTTTTGCGTCAGGCCGCGTTTTTCGTCCAAGGCCTTCGAAAGGATCTCAGCGACGCGAATCTGCCCCTCTTCGACGGACTTGGCCTCATCAGCCATCGATTCTTTCACCTTTTTAAGGGCAACCGCCTTCTCCGCGTTTGTTAAGGTTTTGGTATTTGCAAAAAAGTCTTCCATCGCCTTGAGCTGCCGCGCATGACTTTCTTTCAAATCATCACCGATCTGTTGGCCCATCGCAAAGAACGTATCCGCAATGCTCGCCGCCGTGTTCTGGGTTACCTTCGTTCCGGACCAGTACAGGCCGTTAAGCTCAACGGTCGCTTTGTTTCGCAGCCCGAGGAAGGCGTCCACGGCTTGCTGTGCGCCTTCATCGGCATTCTCACCGACGGTAGCGAGCGCCGGACCCAAGCCATTGTTCAGTGCGTCGGTAAGCCCAACTGCTTCAAGGGAAGCCCCGCCGAGTCCCGCAGTCAGATCTCCGACGCCACCACCACCAGCGCCGCCGGCCGCGCTAGCTGCAGCTTCGATCTCTTTCAGCTTGTTCTGCAGACTTTCAAGTTCGCGGACCTGGTCGTCAATGAGCGGCGCAATATTGACGGCCGCCGCAACCGCATTCTTCATACTCTGTTTTTGTGAATTAAGTCCGTGTTCAAACGCATCCGCAAAGCTCTGCCCGGCGTCCTGCCACTGCGGATTATAGGTTTTCAGCAGTCGAATGATTTCATCATTATTCTTCTGAACGATCAACAGCCTGGCCTCTGCCCGCAGGGACTCATCCTTCGTTAAGGCATCCCAATGTGCGGAAATGGCTTCCTTCTGGCGGTCCAAAGCCGTTAATTCTGTGTCCAGCCGGTCCTTCTCCTGTAACTCCAATTCATCATAGTGGGTCTTGATGCTGTCCTTCTGAGAGGAAAGGCCAACCTCCAAGGCCTGCAATTTATCGCTCTCGGCGGACTTTCGGTCGTCAAGCTCCTGCTTTAATTGATCTTTTTGCTTGTCCGCAGCCGTCTTCATTGCGTCCATTTGATCCTTCAGGCTCTGCGTCTGGATTTTTCTCTGATCAAGCAAAGCCTGTCGTTCATGGTCTGCAGTGGTCTTCATAAGATCTTGTTGAATCCGCAATCGCTCGTCAGCCGTTTCCGCAGCTGCGAGCTGCTTACTAAGCTCCGCGATCTTGACTTGGTACTCTTGCTCCTTGGCTGCCTTTTCTTCCGCTGCCGTTTGGGAGTCTATGCCATCAATCTGATCCTGCAGGGCTTTGACCTGGCGATACGTATCCTCGTCGATGTATTTAAGCTTCTCGGCATACTCGCGATCGTAAATTTTTAAACGATCGTCCGAGGCTTTTTTCTCGGCGTCGCTCTGCTTATCAAGTGATTTAAGCTTTTCATCAAGCTCCTTGTCGTACTGCTTCAGCACGGCGTCCGAAGCTTTCTTTTCGGACTGGACCTTCTGGCTTAGTGCATCTTCCTGATTCTTCTGCATTGCCGTATACTGACTCTTCAGCGCAGCCACAAGAGCGTCGCCGAGCTTGTTCAGTGTGTCTGCGCTGCGGTCCACCGTCGCCTTCATCTCGTCCACAAGCGCCCGCAAGTTTTCAGACGCTGTGTCCTTGGCCTTCTTAGCCCCGCCGCCGATTTTATCGACCAAATTCTTAGCGATGTTCCCGCCTTCGTATTTCGCTGCCTTGGACGTATCTTGCAGAGCACTCTTCGCCCCGTCCCGAAACTTTGCAAAACTGCCTGATGCTTGGGACATCGCGGCCTGCGATTGGTCGCCAAATCGCTGAACAGCGGGGATCGAATCTTTGCTCATGACCTTGTACAGAACAACGATGCCCGCCACCAGGGCGGCGACCGCTGTAATCGCTATCCCGACCGGGTTCGCGACAAGGAACATTAATGCCGCCCCTAGTCCGCGAACGGCAGTTGTTGCTATGACCATGACACCGCCCGCCCTTGCGACAACCCCGGCCAATGACCCGAACGCACTCACGACAACGCCAGTAGATCGGATCATGGACCCCATAATGATCATCGCAGGACCCAATGCCGCGGTGAAGGCGACAGTTGCAATAATGGCCGACTGCATTCCGCTGCCTAAGCCGGAAAACCACTTCGCCATCTTCGCCAGCAGGTCAATGAGCGGCTGCAGGGCATCCATTGTTTTGAGCAATGCCGGAATGATCGCCTGCCCGAGTGTGATGCCAATATCCGTTAGTCGGTTACGGAATATTTGCATTTGTGAAGCCGTCGTCTTATATCGCTGTTCGGCCTCTTTCGTCAGTGCCGTATTCTCTGCCCACGCTTTTGAACCGGTTTCCAGTGACTTCCGGAACAGATCACCGGCGCCGGATGCACGGAGCAGAGCATCCCGGACCTGGATTTCGGAGAGTTTGAGTGCATCCAGAACGCCGAACGTGCTTTGTCCGGCCTTTTGCATCTTGCCGAGTCCTTCAATAAACGAAACCACTGCACCGGCTGCGTCTTCACGGAACTGCTTCTGGAACTGTGCTGTGCTAGTACCCGATACGGAGGCAAAGAGTTGAAGCTGTTTCCCGCCCTCCTCGACAGCTGTTGCGATCTCAATCATCACGCGGCTGATCGATGAACCGCCCGCTTCCGCCTCGATACCCACAGAGGAAAGCGCACTCGCGAATGAGAGGATCTGCGGTTCGCTCAATCCGATTTGATTACCGGCACCCGCAATTCGCAGCCCCATCGCTACGATCTCCGATTCCGTTGAAGCACCGGCATTTCCCAGGGCGACGACTGTCGAACCGAGTCGATCGAATTGCTCTTGGGGCATTTTCGTGATGTTAGCCAGCCGGGCGAGCGCTGTCGCCGCTTGATCCGCCGTCAAATCGGTTGCGACTCCCAAGTCCTCCATCGTTCGGGTAAAACCAAGGATCGCTTGTTTCTGGATGCCGAGCTGACCTGCCGACTCTGCCACCTTTGCGATTTCAGAAGCTGCCACCGGTATTTGTTTGGACATATCCCGGATGCCCGTCTCCAATTGAGCAAAATCTTGTTCCGTTCCGTCGACCGTCTTGCGGACACCGGCGAAGGCGGATTCGAAATCAACAGCAAATTTCGTCGCTAACCCGCCCACCGCTACGATCGGAGCCGTCACTGTTTTGGTGAGCGCCACGCCGATATCACCCATTTTGCTGCCGACATTCTGCAGCTTTTCGCCGGCTGAATTCAGGGAGTTTTCGAGCGTTGTCCAGGAAGAGGCTTGAAGGCGGATCTCCGCATTCGTATCCCTGAGGCGTGATTCCATTCCGGCCAGCTCTGCCGTCGCCCTGTTCAGATCAATCGCCAATCTCTGCGTCTGCCTTGCGTCTTCCCCTTTGTCCGCTGCTGACTTCTGATAGGCTTCGCGCAGCCTGGAAACCTTTTGCTCCTGAAGGCCAATTTGCTTGGTGAGAGAATCAGAGGCTGACCGAAGCATGCCCTCCTTGTCACCAAAATTAGAGAGCTGCGCCGATGCCGTCTTGAACTGCGATTCGACGAGCTTCATCTGACGCGTCAGCTCCGCCATTGACTTCGGAATGCCAGTGTCATCCAAAGAGATCTTGGCAACAACGCCAGCTACTTCGATATCATCCATTTTCTCACCTCACAAAAAAGATAATTGATCGACATACATGGTGGCCGGCTCCCGCTTACTGAGCGTCACCCGAAAATATCCGTAAATGTCCATGTCATCGATGTCACGCATTGTCCACCCTGCCTTTAGCAGTGATTGGTACAGGTCATAAATAAAATGAATAGGATCGGTTCCCTCGTCCTCTCCTATTGGGCGTTTGGGTCAACACCAACGGCCTCACTGGCCCCACTGACCACTTTATCAATGCAATCCGTAATGGTTGGCAGCAGCTTAGCTGCTTGGATGCCGTCGTAAAATTCATCTCGGGTAAACTGCTTACCGAAAAGTTCGACAACGTAATCGACCATCGTATCCAACGTATTTTCATCGATGGTTTGCCCATCGCTGAACACCTTTTGCACTTCCAGCGTCCGCCGGAATGCGCGTCCCGAGATAAATCCCGGCGTAAAGGTCTTCGCTTTGCCGTTAATTTGAAGTACTACATCCATCTATTCCAGCCCCTTTTGAATAAAATGAAATATAAAATGAAAAAGGCGGCCAAGTGGCCGCCTAAGATTATGCCGTTGTAAACTTCGTGACACTCGGGGATGCCAGCGCATTTCCCGCGATATCTTTAACACCAACGCCAGCAATCAGCATGTATGGCGTCGCTGCAGCCAGGTTTGCTGTAGGTGTGAATGTGACTTCGGTAGCAGCCGTGTTGAGCACGAGCGTGCCGGCCACCTGCGCCGAGCCGTCCGCTTTCTGAACAATGAAGTTACCAGCGTTAACCGTATCGGACCGGATCGCTTTGCTAAAGGTCCATTTCGGGATAGCGGTAACCACGACGGCCGTCGCGTTGTTCGCCGGTAAAACGGTAACCGTCGGTGCGGTCGTGTCAGCGTTCTGCTCATACACGGCGGTAAACCAGTTCGTAATCACCGAAGCCGGCACGCCTGCGTCGTCTTGGTCGACGCGAACGCGGCGCTGCCCGTCCTTAGTCCTCGCCACGAAAGTCGCGGATATAGATGGTGTTTGGAACGTAGGCGTCGCTTCCTTCGTCTGGTAATCCTCATCGCTCGGCTGGAAACGGCCTTTGTAATACCAAAAGTGGCGATATTGTCCGTTGCTCTTCCGGGAACGCCATCCTACCGCCACATAAGGCGCCTGGTCGTTTGTGTTTTCGATAAGCACGCCATTAGCGTCGATCGTATTTCCGAGCAGATCCTGCATAATGTCAGCTGGGACGTCTTTTACAGCAAGATCAATCGTGATATTGCCGAGCGCCGTTGCAACCTCGTCTGGTTGATCGTCCGCGTACAGCGTCTCGGAATTGACCTCCGGCGATACGCCAGCCGAGATCGCACCCGGAAAACGCTTCGGCGTACCGTACACTTCGTTTGTCTCATCCGTCATAATGGCATACCAAAGTTGGTCGAAACCGATTCTTGCTCCTTTACCCATGACTCTTATTCCTCCTCGATAAGCGTGCGGTATCGCATCGCTTTGTGGTTGATTTTTGTATCGTGCTCATACAGGTCAGCCGCCGATGTCCGTCGGAATCCTAGCGTCTTCATGGTAGAATCCACCTGAACAGCCATCTCCGTCGTTATCTCTTTCGACCAGATGTCCACCTGTATACTCACTTCGCTTCCATAGCTTTCATCATCCGCAAATGCTTCGTCCCGATTGTCCACCTCGAAAAGCGTAATCCGCGGATATTCATCAAGATGCGGTGCTGAAACCTGATAAACCCGCGTTCCGCCAAGTAGAGAGACGAGCGCCGCATTCGCGAGAAGCGCAAGTCGTACACCTTTTTTGGTATCCGCCTTCACGATCTCAGCCCTTTCTCGAACTCGTCCGCCATTTTCTGCAATGCTTCATCCCGTTTCTCGTTGAAGCTCGGCTCGGCAAACGGCTGCGCAGGCATCTTCGATGTACCGAATTCAAGAAACTTTGCCCGCCAACCGGTCTTTTTTCCTGGTCCGATCAGAACGTATTTCACCCCGTCCTTCCGGATAACGCGGCTCACCTTGATGTCATCTTTGATGTGGGCGCTATACTCATAATTCGACAGGTTCACGCGCGCCCGCATCGCCTCCGCAATCGGTTCCCCTGCAGCTTTCAGCGCTCGACGTTCGACTCTGTCCGAAGCGTTCTGCAGCTTTCCCCTGATCTCCGCAAGCATTCGGTCAATGCCTTGCAGCTGCACCTGATTAGCCACCGGATCCGCCCCCCGTCTCATACTCACAGATCAGCTCTAACATCTGCTCATCTCCGGAGAACGTTCGAATAATCTTATAGGGTCTGCCTTCGTAAGTCAGTTTCGATTCCTCGCGGTATTCCAAATAGCGGATCTCGAATACTTTCACCGGAAGAAGACCTTGGGCGGCAGCCTGGTAAAATTCCGTTTGTCGGACCGACTTTTCTTTCGCGAATACTTCTCGGGGTGTCATCGTCTCAATCATGTTCCCATCATCGTCTTGACTGACTCCCGTTTCGGAAATCAAATAGACCAACTTATCTAATCGCATGAGATCGCCCCTTATACAAACAGATACAGGTCCACCTGCGTACCGTTCAGGGCGCTGTTTAACGTGGAGGTGTTATTTTCGATATCAGCCGAATCAACGGTAACCGTGGGGAGTGTCCCCTCCCGGATATTGTTGCGATAGGCCATAAACACCGTGTTCCGCTCCAGCAAATAAGGCAATCCGAGCTTTGCCCCAAACCCGATCGAGGTCGTGGCCCCTACCCCATCATGAGCGGGGATGGTCACTTTAGTGATCGTTTTGAATGCCTTATTCCCCGTGACGGTCCCGGCCGTGTCAACAGTAAAGGCCGGAAGGGTTTCGGTGATCACTTCATCCGAAAAATTCGTGCCTTCGATGTCAACCTGAATCGCTCCAATGTCGCCGGCTGTCCCGCCAGCGGTTGCCGTCACGTTGCGCGGATATCCGGGACTTGTTATGCCTACGGTAACGACCCGCTGTACGCCTGTACTCGCCACGGCGGCCAGCGCTGCGGCTACGACACCAACAACAGCGGCAGCAGCAGCGATGACGATATGAGAGCCGAAAAATTGGTCCGCGGCGAATCCGGGTGCGTTCGTTTGGATCTGCTGACCCATTTTAAAATTGTAGGGATACATGCGGCTTCCTCCTTTTAAGTTTGCGGCAGGCTTGCTATAGCCAGCTGCGTCAATAACGTGTGAAAGACAGGGGAGAATTTAATCTCCCCGCCTTGTATGTTCCACAGGTCCGTCACGCCCACGACGATCGCGCCGACGGCGGTATCGCTTGCGAGCGTGACATCGGACACCCCGGCACCCTTCATGTAACCTTTGACGGCCAAAAGTTTTTGACTTAATACGCCGTCGAATGCCGTACTGGCTACCGGGATGTTCAAACCTACCTTACATGCAACAAGCAGTTCGGCATCCGACATTTACCTCAGCTCCCTACGCGCCTTTCTTGATGATCACGACACCGTTCGGATCAATGAGCTTGCCGTCGGCGATCAGAATCGCCTTGTCTACCCATTCATTCGTGTCGTGGTCGAAGTAGCGGAACATGGTCATCTGCATATTGCTGTTGAAGCCGTAGTTCTGCAGATTACAGTAAACGGCAACCACGTCGGTGACCGCAGCGTCATCGTAATTCGCAATCACATCATCCTCAACCTGAACAACCGTTTTTCCGCCGAATCTTTCCTGCGGTCCGTCCGTGATACCGTAGTTAATCCGGCCGACTGGTTGGCCGTTGGCATCCGTCATACCGTCGATGTATCCTTCGAAAGTACCGGAAGCCATGAAGAAAGCGGCTCCTGCTTTGTAGGACAATGGCATTTTCGCGAATATTTTTTTCTTCCAACCTTCCCAGGATGCGAAATCAGCAGAGGAAAGCGTGACGATTTGTCCAGCCGGCACGCGGGTATCAGCCGTTATACCAAGCAATTTTCCGGTACCATTGCCTTTGATTACGGCAAGATCGATTGCTTTGATCATTGCCTCCACGATCAGGTCGGTGATGGTCGATTCAAACCCGGTGAGAGTGACCGTACTGGCCAAGAGCGAAATAGATACTTTGCACTCCAAACCATAGTAGCTAAACGATACATTCGTATTGGCTTGGACCTTTTGCTTATCGGATACGGCCGACTCGCCGATCCATGTCGCTACAGGTTTCAACGATAAAATCGGGAAATTGACACCGCCCTGGATATTCAGTTTTCGGACCATTTTGAAGACTTGGCCGTAAACCTCAATCTTGCGAATGACTTCGTTCATGATGGTGGTCGGGATGACTGCGGACACATCTCCGGTTTGAGTCATCGCATTAGCGCGGTACTCTGCCATGGCGGTGCGCATCTCCGGTTTCACTTCGCCAGTCTTCGCGAAATGCATGAATGCCTGCCGGTATTCAACCGTACCAAATGTATCAACCGGTTCCTGTTCCCTTTGTTGCTGTTGAGTGGCACCGATTCCGAAAGAACCAAGGACTTGCGTCGGTCCTACAGGCGCCGTGCCTCTTTGCTCTTGCTGACCACCTTGTTGCTGTCCGCGCAGTTCGCTATCTTCATCCTCGTCAGCCATACCATCGATGATGCTGCGCATTTCCGCGATATCTGCATTCAGCAACTCCAGTTCTGCGTTAATGCTGCGCAGTTGTACGATATCTGTCGCAGCTGTTGCCATTGTTCCGAGATCAGCCTTACGCGCTTCTCTTTTTGCAAGGAGCGCCATCAATTTCTTTTTGTTCATATCGGCACCTTAACCTTTCATCAAAATCTGATTTTTTAATTTCAAGACTTCCAGCTCGTTGTTCGAGTTATCCAACTGAGACCGGGCATTCTCCAATGCCTTTTCCGCGTTATCCAACACGGATTGATCACGAGCATTTATGTCAGTTCCCGTATAAGCCGGGAAATTGACCGCGCTGACTTCAATAACTTTGTCGATCTTCTGGATGCGACGGGTTGGCATATCACTTTGGAGGTCTTCCCATTTCTCCTCGCCCACATAAAAAATAAAAGACATCCCATCGATGTCTTCGCGTTTTACTGAGCTATGGAGTGACCTGGCCTCGGCATTGTTCTCAATGTCCAGGCTGGCCCTAATATATAAACCCGTCTCATCGGTCCGCAGCTGCATCGTGGAATTTCCATTGTTGCGCCGGCTGCGTGCCAGCGGGATCTTTCGCAGGTC